TTCGTGTCGAAAAGGATGCCCGTCACATACACATCCCGCAGCGTTGCCGACTGGCTGAAGGTGTCCGTGGTCCCGTTGCGGATGCAGGCAGTGTTCTCGGTATCGCTGCCTGAGACGATCCCCTCGCCGATCCAGTTCATGCCGACGACCAGCGGCACGGTCGTCGCCAGTCGCAACTGTCCGACCGGGAAATACAGTGGCACGAAGTATCCCGGCACCGCGGTGGCGCAGAACAGGTTGGCGTGCGCCACCGCGGTGTCGTTCGTCGCCTCGTTCCCCGCCGCGGCGAGGATCACCGCCCCGAACATCGTGATGTAGACACGCTGCTCGATGTCGAGCTTCCACCAGCCGCCGTCCGCCGACTGGAAGAAGCCATTGTTTCCGGCCAATGCGCCGCCTGGCGCGCTGGAGCGGCGGTAAATCGCGCCGCCCACGCCCAGCGTATGATATCCGCCCGTCGTGATCGTCTTGACGCTGGCCGGGATGCTCGTGCCCGCCGCTATGGCGACAGTCTCGAAGGCCGAGGCATCGCCGGCCGGTCCGGCCGGTCCAGTTGCGCCAATTGGCCCCGGCGGCCCTTCAAGGCTCGCAAGCCATTGCGCCTCAGTCCCGACAAAGCCGTTGAAGACTGCTATTTCGTAAGCCGATGCGCCGTCTTCGCCGTCTGCACCGTTCGTGCCAGCAGGGCCTGCCGGGCCAGTTGCGCCTGTCGGCCCCTGGATCTGCCCGACGTCGTCAAACGACGTGCCGTTCCAGACATGCAGGTGCGCCGGAGCGGGCGACTGCACAATCCAGCCATCGCCGACCGCGTGCGGGCCAGGCAGCGCATTCAGTGCCGCGACGTCCGCGACAGAGCGCTGGTGCCATCTGCCCCCGGAGGCCCCTGCGGGCCTGTCGCCCCGTCTGTCCCGTCTGTCCCATCCGCGCCCGGGGCGCCAGGCGCCCCATCCACGCCGTCCGTTCCGTCTGTACCGTCAACGCCGGCAACGCCTTGAATGCCCTGCGGGCCAGCCGGTCCCTGGAATTGCCCGAAATCCTCCCAGCTATCGCCGTCCCAGACCCACAAATGTCCAGGCGCAGGCGAGTTCACGAGATAGCTATCGCCAAGCACGTTGGTGCCGGGCGGACTATCGGGCGGTAAATCCCCGACGACCGCCACCGTACCCTTGAGCGATAGTCCTACAGGTCCCGGAGGACCCTGCTCGCCCTGCGGGCCCTGTGCGCCGTCAGTGCCGGCCTCCCCCTGAATGCCCTGGATGCCACGCGGGCCCTGCAGCCCCTGGATGCCCTGCTCGCCCTGTGGCCCCTGCGGCCCCTGCGGACCCATCGGGCCCTGCGGTCCCTGTGGGCCGGGAGGGCCCTGCGTGCCTGATGTCATGACTATCGGTGCCTCCCAACTGTCCTGATAGTCCCACGGCCCCGCACCATCCTGCGGCAGGCCCATCACATGCCGCCGTTAGCGGTGCCGCCATTCATGGACCGCGGCCGCTGCGCCGCCTGCTGCTGCCTGGCCCGCATGTCCTCGATCTTCGCCTGCCGGTCGGCGTCCTTGCCCTGGAACTGGCGGTCGCTGTCCTCACGCCGCTGCCCGAACTCGCGGTCGCCTTGTTCCTGCTCCCGCGCCTGCTGCTCGGGCTTCATGGAAATATCCGCCCATTTGCTCGCCGCGCTCGCCACCTTGTCGAGGGCGGAGGCCTTGTTCATGCCGGCCTTGCTGCTCTCCACCTCCAGCGCGATCTGCTTCGCCTGCTCCTGCATCGGGTCGGGCTGCTGCGCCTGCTCCAGCATGCCCTGGATGCGTTTCTTGGTGCTCGCCGGCAGGCCGGACATCTCAATGACGATAGGTGGCGGCACCGGCACGCCAGCCGACGCCAGGCTCTGCAGCAGTTCGAACGTGTCCTGCATGGTGGTGATGCTGTCGGGCGCCTCGTCGAGGATGATGTCGACGTCCAGTGCGCCTATTTGATTGGCGATCACCGGCTGGCCCATCTCGTCGATCTGCAGTTCGTTGATCTTGACGAACCGCGCCGCCTCTTCCTGATCCGTCACCCGGATCCAGCGCTCCGATGTCCAGTGCTTGCGGATATTGCTCCACATGACGCGATAGACGCGCAGCTTCCAGTCGCTCCAGGCGTCAATGAAGGGGCCGAGTTCCGCCAGGCCGCTCTGCTGCAGAAGGGCGATAGCCCTTCCCGACTTCTCCATGCCCTTCTCGACCAGCGTCGGGCCGTAATTCTCGATTTCCGACTTCGCCTCGGCCAGCATCTCCATCTGGCCCTGCCACTCGGCCTGCTTGGCGGCGTCCTCGAAAGATAGCCCGCCCTCGATGTTGAACTCCAGCACGCCATCCGGCCGCGCCGCCTCGGTCCTGAGCCTTTCGATGTTCTCCACCGCGCCCTTGCGCACCAGCAGGCGCCGGGTGTTGAGCTGATGCAGCGCCTTGGAGCGCCGCATGTTGATCTCGTCCTGCGGGCTCTTCAGATTGCGCACGAAGCCGTAACGGTCGCCGTCGTGGTCGACATAAGCCGAGAAGGCGATGAAGGACGAGCCGCTCTTGCCCTTGTCATCGAGGAACGGCGACGGCGCGCTGGCGAGTTTCACGCGGCTGGAATAGTGGCAGACGTGCACTTCGCCGCCCTTGATGTATTCGTGCTCGACGACGCGCACCCGCTTCTGCTCGACGTCGATCCAGCGGCGCTCGCGGTCCTGCTGCGCCCAGCTCTCGATCTCGCCGCCCGACGTCAGCAGCCCCTCCAGCTCATCGGCATGTTCAGGGTACATCTCCTGCGCCACTTCCAGGTCGAGCCACTTCGCCACGCCGCGGTAGCGGGCGTCGGAAAAGTCCGACTTGTAGGAGCGCGGGTCATAGAAGAAGCAGTCGTCGTCGATCACCTCCAGCGTGATCTCGGCGTCCTGCTGATCACCCTGCTCGAGCACCATCTGCACGACGCCAAAGCCCTCGCGCCCGGCATTGCGTGTCGCCTCGATGCCGACGCTCTTCCAGCGCGCCCGATCGAGGGCATAGCGCAGCGCCTCGGTGGCGATCTCCGCCTCCTGGTCGTGGTCGGGCGTGCGCGGATAGGCTTTAGGGTCTTGCCAAAGTTTCTTTAAAGTCCCTACAACACCATCAATCTTGCGGTTGACGCGGTTGAAAGTAATAACTGGTTGTTTTCGCTTCTTGAGAACGGCTATTTCTTCGCTAGACCATTGGTCCGAGTGGTAATAGTGACGGGCTAGCCGTTGTTCTTCGATTTCAGCGCGTTTGGATGACGACCAGTCACTATATTGTCTTCTAAGCTTAGTTATGCTTTGCTGCTCATCCTCGTCCTCTCCATAGCTTCCGCCGGCCGTGGCGGTGGGACCAGGCCTGGAATAATCGACAAAAGCCATGAGACTTATGCTAAAATGCGGAACGGGCCAGCGTTGAAGCGCCAGCCCGTCCCTGAACACAGCAACCTTTCGGCGAGGTCGCCATGTCCGCATTGATCTCTATCGTAAATCATCGTTTCGGTCGCCTCATAGTTATCGAGCGCGTTGAACGCCGTGGCCCGCCAACCCTGTGGAAATGCCGTTGTGATTGCGGACAAGAAGTTGTCGTAAGAGGTGACAGCCTAAAGGCGAGCCATACTCAATCTTGCGGCTGCATCAGCCGAGAGAACCCCAATGCGCGCACACATGGGTTCGGGGCAAATCGCACAGGGACATATAATTCTTGGACGACAATGCGCGAACGCTGCATGAACCCTAACTTTCCCAGATTTAACGACTACGGTGGACGCGGCATCTCGATCTGCGAACGCTGGGATGACTTCACCAAATTCCTAGCCGACATGGGGGAGCGCCCAGCGGGGTTGACGTTAGATCGAATTAACAATGATCAGGGATATTCTCCCGACAACTGCCGATGGGCTACTCGATCTGAGCAACAGCGGAACAAGAGACCCTTCTCACGCTCTTCGTTCTAGCGGCCGGGTGGCGGAGTGCGCTCACCACCCGGCCTACAGGCTCAGGCAGAAGGACCCGGACCCGAGCCTATTCACTGCTGTTGTGCGCCCTGCAGGCGATCGCCAAGCCCGCCCGCCCGCGCCTCTTCCGGGTGGAGCTGCGAGAGAGCGGCCAGGCCGGCGGCGGAGATGGGCAGGCCATACTTCTTCAGGATGGAGATCAGGTTTTCGTCGAAGACCACGTAGTTTGAAGTCTGCCGCTGCACCGACTTGCGAATTACGTCTGCGATCTCGTCGCGCTCGGTGGTGTTCCAGTCCTTGTAGCCGGTGTCCCGCTGATGCTGGTGGAACGCCTTTACGGCAGCGTCGGCATCATTGCCGTGCGCTTCCAGCCACTTCCGCGCCTCATCCGTCATAGGGTTCTTGGGAAGGTTCGCGATGTTCACACGCGAGCCTTGGTCGAGGTAGCGGATGCCGGGAATGCCATAATCTTTCAGCTTCTCGGACGCTCCCTTGGGAGAGTTCGGCACGTCAGCCCTGAACTTGTAATATTGCGAGGCTGGGCTTTTCCAACTTGCCCCCAAATCCCCTGCATCCAGAAACGGCCCATTGCGCTGCTTCAGGATTTCCTTCACCTGCGGGCTCTGCTGGCTCAGCGGCTTGTCCCAGTCGAGGAAGTGCTCAGGATCGGCGGCGATGTCGACTTCATACATGCGGCCGGGGTTTTCAACTTCAACGCCCTTAGCCTTGAAGTCCTGAAGCCGTTCAAGCGTTTTACGCGCTGATATTGCCGCTTGCGTGGCCCCCTCTGCCTCATCCCTTGCAGCGCGTGCCGCCGCCTTCTCAATGGCCAGATCAATAGCGTTGTCTGGCCGTTCCCGCACAGCAGTTCTAATCCAATTCAGAGCCTGCTGATCGTAATAGTCAACCTTGCTTTTATCGAGGGACTTTCCGCCAACCTTGACCTTATCGCCGCGCCCAAGGGTTTCACGATACTGTTTCGCCACCCCCTCGTTCTCCGCGAAATAAAGCCCTGAGCCGTAAGCCTGTGCGCCCTCGCCCGTGCCGATCTTGCTGCTGTCAAAGCGCTCGAAGTCGTGCGGGCTGCCGTGGTAGGCTTTGATGCCCATCCGCAGCGCATTTGCCTCTGCCGGGATAGCCCCAGCCCCGAGCGTCAACATGCCCGCCGCATTCGCTGTCCGCTCGGACAGCCTCGGGTCCGTGTGCATCTCACCCGTCTGCGGGTCCGCCGACATGGTGGGCTGCCTGCCCCCATAAACGTCTCCGGCAAGCGTCACCAGATCGGTGACGCCCTCGACCGCAGGATCGACGACGAGCCCGCCGAACAGCTTCGAGGGCGCCGACAGAATGCGGTTGGCGAGGCTTGCCTTCCACTGGTTGAGCAGCCTGTCGCCGAGGCCCGGTGCGGGTGGCGGAGGCCCTCCCTGCAGCAAGTCACCAAGCCCGGGCATCAAAGCGCCTTGATCGAGTAGTCTTCGCGCTCACGCTCGGAATAGCCCGTCCCGTCGCCCTTCTTCTCCGGCACCGGCTTCTCCGGCGCCCACGGCCGGCTCATGCAGGCGTAGCGCGCCTCGTCGGCGACGTGGTCGTTGGCGGTAGTGTCGACGTCCTCGGCGCGCTTTGGATCGTGCGGGAGCACCGGCACGGTGCGGATAAACGCCTTGCACGTCTCAAAGACGTAGAGCATCGGCACGCCCTCCTTGCCCTTCAGCCGCTGCCGCATTTCGTCCCAGCCGCCCATCGCGCCGGCCCCTGACACGCGCTTGTTGTCGCCGCGCAGGAAGTGCACGCCGAGGCGCGAGAATATCTCGGCTCTCGATGGACCGCCGTCCTCCGCGAAGATGGCCGGATCGGCCACGCTGTAGGTGAGCTTGTCGCCGGCATCGCGCTCCAAGATGCCCTTGGCGACCTCCTCGATGGTGAGCTTCAGCCCTTTGTCCCCTGTCGCGCCATACCACTCGCGGTAGCGGACGAGCGCGCCGCGAGGAATTCCCTTGAACTCATCGCCGCAAACTGCCCACCAGCCTACAGAAAACGGTGCCGCGCTCCCCCAGTCGAAAGCCCTGAACTTCAGCCAGTCCTTTGGCACAGCGAACGGCGCGACGATGTGCTTTTTCGGATCCCAGCAGTCGAAGAACGCTCCTTCGATAGCGCTCCAGTCGCCCTCCAGCCAGGCCCTGACCAGCGCCTCGGAGCCGACCATGCGCAGCCGGTCGACGTAGCCGGCGTCCTTGTCGAGCAGCACCGTGTTGTCGGTGATGCGCGCCGGAATGACGGCGGCCTCGGTCGTGATGCCGGCGCGCTCCACCATGACGCCGTAGGGCTCGCGCTCGAACGGAATGAGCCGGTAGCGCGCCGCGATCCAGTGCTGCCCTGCGCCGCCCGGGTTGCCGGTGAGGATCATCTGGATCGGCACGCCCTGCGCCGAGCGCATGGTGCCGAACAGCCGATCGATCGGTGCCGGGTCGGGGTATTGCCCGGCCTCCTCCACCCAGACGTCGGTCAGGTTGCGGCCCTGGTATTCGTCGGCGTCGGCGACCGTGTCGAGGTAGGCGAAGGCGACCCGGCCGCCGTTCGGCATGCGCCAGGTGAGCTTGCTTTCGTTGAACTTGCCGCCGAGTGGCGTGTAGATCTGCCGCGAGCGCTCGATCGCGTCCTCGGAGCTGACGGTCGTGCGCCGGAACATCACGGCGTTGAAGTTCTCGCCGTATGCCGCCTCCTTCAGCGCCCACTTGCCCAAGACCGCGTCGGTTTTGCCGCCTCCCCTCGCCCCGCCCATGAACACCTCGCCGCCGGGACAGCGGATGAGGGCGAGCTGCGGCTTCGACTGCGGTCGCCAGATGATGGTGACGGGCGGTGGGGCGGCCCCCCCGGTCAAACCAGTCGGAGTGCTGCTTGCGACGGGCATTCGGCTGGCTCTCGCTCGGCCGGGAGGGCCAGAAAGCAGTCGTTTTCATGCAGGGCGAGTATAAACCCGGTGATTGAGGCCATTCTGCCCGAAATTTCGGGCATCAATGGTTGCGCTTTCTACTTCTTCGGCTGCGCCTCGGGCTCTTCCTCAAGCCCTGCGTCCTTGCGCGGGTCTTCGGTGGGTGCAGTGCCGCCCGGATGTGCGCCGGGGGAGATGCCGCCACTGGCGGGCACGTAGGTGCCCTCGCGGATGGCTTTCTTGCGCTCTTCCTCAGTCATTTTGTCATCGGGCATGGTTTGCCTCCTAGCTGTCCAATTGCTTCGGCTTGCCGAACTCGGCCTCCCACTCCGCCATGGTCGGAAGCTCGGGTGAGACGGCGAAAATCTGCTTCACCTCGCCGAAGTGTTCGATCGAGGCGAGGTCCGGTATGGTCTTGCGCAAAAGCCCAAGCGCGGCAGTAACTTGCGCAGGAGACAATTCCACCTTACCAAAAATGAATGCGTTCAGCCGATTAAGTATCTGACTTGTTTGAATTTTAGCGCGCGTACGCTCGTCGTGATCAGGATTGAGACGAACGCCGCGTACGCCTCTTGATCCGGGAGCGTTTCTATTACTCACGTTCGTACTCCGTGCAGAGCCAGGCGACGAGGATGACGCAGCCGAGGCTGATTGCGGTGATGAGATAGAGTTTCATGCGATTACAGGCGCGAGCAATTGAGTGATTTTGAAGCCTGTGCCGATACCGGCGAGGTTGAGGAGGACGGTAATGAGGATGAGCACGGCGACGACGACGACGATGACGCGGATGATGGTGGCGACGGGTTCGGGCGGGCCGAGGGCGCCGAGAATGTAGAAGGCGAGCCAGACGAGCAGTCCGATGACGAGGAGGACGATGATGAGGGAGAAAAGGCTTCCGACTGAGATAGCCATGCGAGCCTCCTAGTCCAGGGTGACGCCGAGGGCCTCGGCGAGGGTATTGATCTGGTCGCGCAGTTCGACGAGCAGGGCGATGATTGCGTCGAGTTGCTGGCGCGTCTCGATGTCCATGATCGCCTCCTGTGAACGAAAGACGCGCCGGCTGCGTTTAGCTTCATCCTGATCCACAGGACCGAGGGAGATGCCCCCATGCCCGTCTATCAAGGCAAGAAGGTTACTGTCGTGCGTGCCGCCAAGCAGGGCGACAAGGACTTTGATCCGGCGGCACCGAAGAGCGTGATCCAGCTTCCCGACGGCACCCAGAAGACCGTGCCGGAGGCGGAAGTCACCGACGAGTAAAAACCCCTAAATTTGACCGTAGCGACGTTTTGTTAGGCTGGAGGCTCCCGAGGAGCCCCCGGCCGTTTTTCCGCGCCTGCGCTCATCCTGGTGCCCGTGCGGGCCATTCTAGGCTCGAGAGCCCCGCCTGCGGTTGGGGCGTGGATGGCAGGGCCCTCGAACACTCCCGGCGCCAGGGAGGATGATGCGCCGGGTTTTGAAAACGCAAAAACCCCGCGGCCCATAGAGGGCGGCGAGGTGTGAGGCTCTATTTCGTCAATTCGCCTGCCCGGTGTCAAGCCCCTTTTCGCGGCTGCAGGTGAAAATGCGCGATGAGCGTCGCCAATGCCTTGCGGGCTTCCGGCAGCACCGAGGACGAGGCTTCGTCGCGGCAGAGCCGGTTCAAGGCGCTGAGCGCCGGCTTGCCGGCCTGCAGGATGGCGGCCTGCGCCGCCTCGAACTTCTCGCGGAACTGCCGCACCCACTCCGGGTCGCGCTCCTGCGCCAGACTGGCGCCTACCCGCTCCAGGGCCGAGCCGTGCATTTCGCTCGCCAGACCCAGCACCACCCGGCGATTGACCAGCAGGAACCTGCGCCAGCGCTCCACCGCCTCGACCTCCAGCTCCGAGAGCTGTCGCAGCGCGTAGAGCTTGCCGGCCTGTGACGCCATCGCCGGATTGGCGCCCATCGCCAGGTATTTGTCTCGCGCCAGGTGCCATTTGGTGGCAACCGCCGGGTCTTCGCGCTCCGCCCACCAGTCGATGCGCCCCGCCACACGCTGGACGTTTGCCTTGCGCTTGCGCCCTGCCCGCGCCATCGAAACTCCCATCTGCCCCCACTGCCCCCTAAGCTGGTTCGCGGCGCCGGGGAACCTATACCGGCGTATCAGTCCATCACCCGCCGCCCGTAGCTGTCCGTCTTCGATTGCGGCAGGAAATACTTCAGCGCCTTCAGCACTTCCGCGATGGAAGTGTCCACGACAACAGATCCAGCTCCCAAGTAGACGATGCGTGTATGGCCCGGCTCATCTAAGTCCGGCGTGAAGAAGCTGATATGCTCAACGTTGATATAAACCGGACTGTCATCGGGCATGGTGAACTGCACAAACTCAGCCATTACTTGCCTCCCTCCTTAATAGGATTGACTACGCTCTCGAACACCCGGCTTTGCGGGTTAAACCGCACATCCATCGAACACGGATAACCGAGTTCCTCGAAACGAGCCTTGCGATGGAATACCGTTGCATCGAAAACGCGTTTGCCCTTGTCCCAAGCCTTGTCGCGATGGATCACGAAGCCCTGGTCCGGCATGTTCCACCAGTGCATGGCTCCTGCCACGTCCTCCAGATCCGGAGGAGCCTCGCGCCGCTGGCCAATGCGCTTCGCCGGGTGCGCGATGATCTGCACATGGCAGCCGGTGGCTTTCGCGAAAACCGTCACCGAGCGCAGACAGCGAGCCACGTACTCCGGCTCGGTTTCCTTCGACCCGCGCTGGCTTTCCAGGCGGTTCCACGGATCGAGCTGGATAACCTTCACGCCCTCGCGCTGCACCGCGATCTCGGCCATGTCGAGAAACCATTCAAGCGTCGGCGTCTCCTCCGGGTGAAGCAGAAACCGATAGTGGTCCCGAATGTATTCGTCCGCCTCGCGGAGCTGCCTTTCGGACATCTCGGCCTCACGCTTCCGCGCAAAAAACTCCCGGAGATAGCGCACGTAGTAGGGATCTGGCGCACACTCGAACGAGGCGATCATCGCCACCAGCCCGTATTTCCCCACGATGTGGTGCCACATCTGGGCGAGCAGATGCGTCTTGCCGGAACCGGGCAGCCCCGTGGCGATGCTCACCATGCCCGGAGCCAGCGCAACCCCGTGCCAGTCTGGAAACCCTGTCCGCCAAGCCTTGACTAGCTGACGCTTGGGAAGGTCATCGAGGCGGTAGAGCCCGGCGATGGCCCACGGGTTTTCCCGGCGGATCCGGTGAAACCGGGCGGCGGCCTCGGCATCGTTTTCGAGCGTGACAACGGTCATCGGCTAGAACCCTTTCCGCATGTCTGACATCGGCGGCTCCCGTTCAATCGAACCGTCGTACCTCCCCTCGACTATCCGCACGAAATTGGCCTCCTTCAGCACGAAGTCGAAGTCCGCGCGCCAGCCGGTTTTGCCCTCGCCGCGCA